CTCGAATCGTTTGGCGTGCTATGTCCACCGGATGCGTATCACTCAGCATCGGGCTATGGGTCCGCAAGGTCCATGTCCTGCGTTATACTCGATAAGAGCTACGGCGAGCATAGTCGATTCAAAGTTGGCATTGATGAGGTTAAAGCATGATCCCAATCATTAGCTGTCCGTTACCCGGTGGCGGTCAAGCACTGATCAAGACACAGGACATCGGCGGCGCAACTAGTGGCAAGAATCCAAAAGAGTGCGATGTCTACATACTAGGTTGGGCGGCTAACGGAATCACAGTCGATTTAAGTTTGGATGACTTCGCAGAGATATGGGTATCAGCATTGATAGACGATGGAGAGCCGGAGTATGAGGTCGTATTTACCCCAGATGGCTTGCACTGAGTGCTTTAAGGTCATGGTCCCCCAGTTTAAGCAGGAATACCCGCACAAGCTGGAAGGCTGGTCATGTGATTGCGGGAACAGCGAGAAGGCTATACTCCGAGAGCGTCAATACACGAGGGCCGATGATGGCAGTCAAGAGAGATCAAGCGGACATTTGGTTTAGCAAGGCGGTAAGGCTACGCGATGGGAAGTGTATGCACTGCCACAAACAAGATAGGCTTGAGTGCGCTCATATTTTTGGCCGACGTAATAAGCGATTGCGCTGGAGTATGGGGCCGGGTCCGGGTAATGCAGTAAGCCTCTGCCACTACTGTCACCGATGGTTCACTGAACAGCCGATAGCGTTCCATGATTGGTTGCGCGAGATGTTTGGCGATGATCACATGGATCATTTGCGGCTAGTCAGTAACGAGATATACAAGACTAATAAACTATTGAGGAAGGATATCGCGGCGCATTACCGCGATGAGGTCAGGCGTAAGGAACTTGATCCTGATTACGAGATTCAGAGCTGGAACTAACGTAGTCCAGATAATACTGCCTAAGAATGAAGCGATCCCGGAGCTTGGTCAGGGCGCTCTTTTCTAACTGAGCCACCCTACTCCGGGTGATACCTAACTCATCGGCAATCTCTTGATGAGTCATTAGGTAGTCGTCATTGATTGCTCTTGTCATCTTAGCTGTACTGAAGTTGCTCGTCATACTGCTCGGTGACGAGATCGAGGATTGTGTCAGCTTCCCACGTTGCGCCGTCTGGCGTCTGATCTGGTAGCTCGCGAAGTATCTCGTATACAGCTTGCGACTTTGTGCAGGCCATGTAGACAACCAGCTCAACTTTGTTCTTGAGCAGGTTGTAAAAACGCTGGTCATTGTTAATCCACAGAGCGGTGTTCCAGTGGTTGTAAGATTCGTAGCCGTTGAAAGTATTGTCAGTCATGTCTATCTCCCTTGGTAAAGGCCGCTTATGCGGCTTCTGTGTATGGCGCTTGCCACAAAAAACAATGCTCAATACTGAGCGGAAACCAATCTGCAACACAATTGTCATCGCTAATTGCCTTTTTAGGAAACCAAGCTTCACTTGCGTTACCAGTAAGCAAAACTGCCTTTGCAGTCTCACGCGCCACCTTGACAGTGGTTTCGCCTTGGTAGCTATGTGTGATTGTGATTACTTTCATGTCTCTATTCCCTTGGTTAGTGGCTGTGTCCCCAGCCGATGAACACATGATTGCATACTTAAAATCAAAAGTCAAACACTTTTTGTTTGTTTTTTAAAATTAATTTAGTGAGCGGACACAAAGACCCCATGTATGTCCGTGACAAAACACAAAAATAGTTGCAAGCAGACAAATTGTGTTATACTCATGGAATGTGTACTACTGTGAAGAGAGCCATGTTCTGCACTCGTAACGGCTACAAGCACATTGAGAACCTCGATCAGGTCTGCGTACTTGTCGGGCGTTTGAAAGGACTCACGGAGTCCGAGTATCTCGATCTGTGTGCTATCAACAAGCTAGAGAATGCACGAGCGCTAGAGATGGCAAAACATTACCCCAGTCACTAGGCTAGGGATATAACAGGCCGAAAAGGTCACGGGGCTTCTTGCCCCTCAAAAAAGGGAATGGGTCATGTACGAGCAAGAAATGTTTAACAAGAATCCGGGCTTTGTAATTGGCGCGGTTATCTTATTTATCACTGTGTTGGGCATCGTAGGTAATGCCGACATGGAAGAAGAAATCAGCCAGTACGAGTTCTATTGTGAGAACGTCGCCATGTGGATAGATTCCAATGGTGAGAACGGTCATCCAAACTTCCGAGGTGTAGATTGTGAAGCTGACCTATAAGGATGTACAAGAGGCATCAAAGCTGAATCACAATGGCGTTACGTTCGACAGCCTAGCCACTATCTTTGATGTAAGCCCAACAACTATTCGCCGATACATTCGGGCGTTTGAGCGTTACGGGAAATCATTCTGGGGACCATTTCCAACTGAGGTCAATGATGCCTGATCAACGTGGTAAGCTAGACAAGGAAACGCGGGATAGACACTTCCCTGAGCTGAATGGCGGGAAAGGATCAAGAGCGCGTAAATCTACAACAGCAAGCCGTAAGGCATACGCTGATAACTGGGATAGAATATTCGGTGGCAAAGACAAAGGCACAAATCAATAGACAGATGCGACAAGAGGGGTTGAGAGACTTCCTTTCTAAGCAGAAGCTAATCGAGCAAGTCATTGAGATCGCTAACAAATTGAGGGAGCCAGAGGAGGAATATGACGCTCTGGACATTCAACGTATGCGTACAGCGGCAGAGCTGAATCTAAAGCTGACATCAAAGTTCTTGCCAGACCTCAAATCAACAGAGCTAACCGGGCCAGAAGGCGGTGATTTAGTCATTCAGGTTCAGCGTAAGCGATTCGATGGCGAAGATTGAATATATAACCAAGCCACCCGGTAAAGTTCTCGAAGAGTTCGCCGATTGTAGGGCGCGCAACTCATTCATCATGGGGCCACTAGGCTCCGGCAAGACAGTCCAAGTCATACTCAAAATGCTAGAGCTGATGTGCGAACAAGCACCAGTGACTCGGGAGACGCATCCCAACTACGGTGTACGGCTCAGTCGGATCATCGCGGCACGTAATACCTACAGCGAACTATTCTCCACGACCATCAAAGACTGGATCGAAGTCCATGGGGATTTGGGTGAGTTCAAGCAAGGCAACAAGGAACCGCCAACGCACAAGATTCAGTTCAAGCTAGAGGATGGCACGACGGTACGCAGTGAAGTCATCTTCATCGCCTTTGATCGCCCTGATCACGTCAAGAAGGCGCGAGGTATACAGACCACATGGGTATGGCTAAACGAGGCCAAGGAGCATTCTAAGAGCGTTGTGGACATGCTTGATCTGCGTTGCGGTCGATACCCGTCGATGAAGGAAGGCGTTCGCCCTACACACTACGGAATGATAGGAGATTCAAATGCCCCAGACGAAGATCACTGGTATTACCGATTGGCTGAAGAGGAAAGGCCGGAAGATTGGAAGTTTCATCGACAACCCGGTGGAGTCTATCGGGAGGGAGATGGTTGGTATCTCAATACCAAAGCCGAGAACCTCAACAACCTTCCAGAAGATTATTACCGACGTGGCTTGCAAGGTAAAACAGACGATTGGATCAAGGTCAACTTGGCTAACGAGTATGGCTTCGTCTCAAGCGGTAAGCCGGTGCATCCTCTTTACACAGACTCTATTCATTGTCTTGGCGACCATTACACTCCTAATGCTGACACCCCTGTTGTGCTTGGTTTCGATTTCGGTCGCACTCCCGCTTGCGCTTTTCTACAGCGCGATGCGTTGGGTCGCTGGATTTGTTTCGATGAATTCTGTCTAACCGACAGCGGAGCTGTGGACTTTGCTCCGAGCCTCAAGCGATACATCGACGCTAACTATCCTCACATCAGGTTTCGTGGCTGGGGCGATCCCTCGGGCGACAACAAGAACCAAGCGAATGCGGATACACCATTCAAGATCATGCGAGCGGCTGGGATACCCTGTACGCCAACGCTGTCCAACGATCCTGCTTTACGACGTGCGGCGCTCGAACTACCCATGAAAGAGCTGTGCATGGATGGCAAGCCTAGATTCTTGATCAGCCCCAAGGCAAAGATGATTCGCAAGGGATTACAGGGCGGGTTCTGCTATCGACGTATTCAGGTATCGGGTGAGAAGTACACCGATGAGCCGGACAAGAACGAATACAGTCACCCGGTAGAGGCATTGGAGTACGCATTGCAGGGCGAAGGTGAAGGAAGACAGGCGCTGTCGAGCGGTCAAGTGAGGCGTCCGATACGCAAAGCGGAGATGTCATTTAGTGTCTTCTGATATTGCTTATGTAGCTTTCTGCATGGATGACGGCCCGCATTGGTGGTCATGGATGCTACACCCTGAGATCAAGCATTGTTATGTCGTCATTCCACACGACGGGCAATGGCTTGCACTGGGCAAGTCAACGGAAGGTATAGAGCTGATGATCGTCGATAACATTACGGATGTAGTCGAGAACGATATTCTGATAAAATCCAAAGTTACTAGGCCCAAGCGTGGCCTATTTATGTTGAACACTTGTGTCGGTTATACGAAGCAGGTGTTAGGAATTAACAAGCCGTTCATATGGACGCCGTATCAGTTGTTCAAGTATTTGGAGAAACAGAATGTCGGGTAAGTTTGGTTTATCGAAAATGATGCGAGGCCAATTAGGTTTGCTACGCGGCAAAAGCTTTCGCAAGGAAGCCGATCTTAAGCGCACAGGTAGAGAGTCAGAGCGTTATCGCAGGGAGCAAGGTCAGAAGCGTCCCTCGCTTATAGGCTATGACGGCAAGGACTTCACACGTAACGGGGAGAAAGTTTCCCGTGATTCGTTAAGGATGGGAT